CTGTTTCGTTATATAATGTAATTAATTCACTTAGATTTCTTAGTTCGTCTGCATTACTTCCTGTTTGTGCCGCTTTTAACAAAGTTAACTCATCTTTATAATTTGATGTTGCTTGTGTTATTTCATTATAGAATCGTTTTACCTGGTTAAATGTTCCAGTGTCTAACAATGTTTCATTTGCTTCTTTTGTTAGCCTTATTCTTTCATCATATTCATCATTTATTTCTTGTTCTTTTGTTTTTCTTTTTGCTAAATCTATATCAGATAATGCGGATAGATTTCTTAACTCGTCTGCTCTATCTGCTTCGATATCTGCTATAGCAGATATTAAATCTTTTTGTATTTCACTAGCATCAGCTAATTGCTGTTGTAGACCTAGAGATGTTTCTAACTCATCTCTGCCTAGCTCTAACTCTCCTGTTATAGCCTTATATTCTTCCATTTGTCTGGCTAGTATTCTTGCATTTTCGTCATCTATTGCTTTTTGTTTTTTCTTTTCTGCTTGTAGTAATATGTTGAGTTGTACAATTTCTTTTGCTTGTAGAATACCATCTTTGTTTGCATCTACTTGTTTTTCTAATTCTGTTGTTACTTTTCTTTGTGATTTTTCTGTTTTGTTTGCGGCATTTTCGCCATCACCCATAGAGTCTATTGCATCCTGAGCCGCATCTTCTGTTTCTCCTAGAGCCTTGTTTATTCCTACTACTGCTACTGCTGTAGCGGCCGCGGCGCCGGCTAATATCCCCCATCCTGCAGGTCCGCTAAGTGCTAATAGAGCCGCTTGTGCTACTGCTTGTGCTTTTGTAACTATTTGTAGAGCCTGTATTGCTTTAACAAAGTTCATTACACCTTTTATTGCTCCTACACCAAATGCCAATGCGGCTAATTTGATGTATACATCTAGATTATCTGCTACATGTGTAATTGTATTTGCTAAGGATGTAAATACACCTGTGTTAGATTCTATTCTACCAATAATTTCTATAAAAGAGTTCTTAAGAGCGACAAAGGCTTCGCCTACTGTACTTACTGTTTTAGCAAAGTCTTGATCAATTGAATCACCTATTTCTTGTGTTGCGGCTACTAGTACATCACTAGTTAAGAGTCCTTGCTCCGCCATACTTCTTAACTGACCTGTTGTAACTCCTAGTGCACCTGCCATTTTACGCATAAATGCCGGGTTGGCTTCCATTATACTGTTAAATTCGTCACCACGTAACACACCTGATGCTAATGCTTGTCCGAACTGTCTAATAGCACCGCTACTTGCGTTCGCGTCAGCACCTGATACTTTTAATGCTTTAGAGAACGTTCCTGCTACAGCGGCTACTTCTTTTTGACTTAGACCCATTTCCTCTGTGGCAATAGTTAAGTCTGCAAATAGTCCTGCTACTGGTTCTAATCCACTACGAGTATCTGCGGCTACTTTCTTAACTAAATCGAAGGCTTGACTGGCTTCTGCTGTACTACTAGATACTGATTTTAATCTGTTAGTGATTTGTGTGAATTCGTCACCTAATGATACGAATTGTTGTACTGAAGCGGCGGCTACTAGCCCTTTAAAGGCGCTTTTTAACGAATCTACACCTTTTTTAGCATCTTTAGTATCTAAGACTAATTGTGCGTCTATTTTCGCCATTATATTCTCCTGAATTCTTTAGTCAATTGTTTTTCCATTTCCTTAAGGCTGGGTTTAGTCATACCTTTAGGTGCTTGTTTACTATAGCCGTCATCCAATCTACCTGCATATGGATAATCACCTTTGATTATTCTTTTTGTAGACTTTTGTCTATATTTTGTATTACGTCTAGCATTACCTTTATCTATAGGTGTTGTGCTTTTGAAGAAATCATATGTTTCTTCTGCAGATACATCAATTGCTTTATCTATTTCTTTTTGCAATTTTCTCATATCTCTTTTGCTTATTTTAACTGATGCTTTTGCCATAATACTTTTTACTCAATTCGTTTAGGCCTGCTTGGTCCATTGTACCTATATCAGGCGCTTGTTTATTTGCTTTATTTTTCAAATAACTTTGATATGTTGTACTTACATCGTACACTAACATATCAAATGTATCAGCATTTTTTAGTATTTCACTAGGTAATTTACTATATTCTTTTGCTAAACAATCTACTAGCAATATAAATCTAGTGTCATCATCCTTTTCATCTATTACGTGGCTTGTTACTTTCCCATTTGTGCACCTATTAGTGCCATAGCCTCTGTCATTAGATCTAATGGTAAAATGTTTTCTTCAGTCATGACTGGTTCGCCTGCCTCTGTGAGTACAGTATCCTTTAGTATTTCTAGGTATTCTGCGATGTCTTCTGACTTAGAACTTTTTGCTATTTTACTGAATACATGTAATGGCTGTCTGTCATACATGTAAAAGTCTAATTCTTCACCATACTTTTCTACAAGTTCTGGTTTGTTAATAGTCAACTTAGTTAGTTGTGGTTTTTTACTTAATTCTGATAATTGCATATCTTATTCCTTTATATCTCTATTGTTTAAATGTTGTATAGCACTACTTACGAATGCTAACCTATTTGATGCTTTTTCAACATCTGCTTTAGCACATTTTACTTCATTCTGTGCTTTCGCTATCTCCATCTCCATCGACTTCAGTATCTCCTGAATCGTGTGATTGCTCCATATCTTCATGTTTTTCCTCTATATCTGTATTTATCTGTTTTTGTTTATTTGATGCTGTTGGTCCACTTGGTAACTCAATACCATGTTCCTTTGCATATTCGTCTAAATCGTGAACTTCACCATTTATACGAATTGTTCTGTCTGGTTTACCCATCCAGTTACCTTCTGAATCAAATAATTTTAAGAATTTGTGTTCCATAATTTATCCTTTATAAAATAACTCCCCCGTTAGAGGGAGTTACTATATGTTTCAGTTAGCGATTAAGACTCCGCTGTCTTAGTTAACTCACCATTTACAATAATTTCCATCGGGGACAACCAAACCGCACTATCAATAGATGCTGTTGGGGCCAATCCGCCAATAAAACCTTGACCACTGATGTTGATATCACCGGTTGTACCTGTTCCAGTTACTGCAACACTGAAGTATACTTCAGTCTTTGCAATACTAGTAGGTAATAGACCATTAATTTCAACACTATTTCCTGTAGCTGTTGCATTACCAAACATTACTTCGTCATCGACTAGTACGTTTAGAGATATGCTGTTTTCATTTACCGTAGTAAATGCACTAGAGGCTGTGCTGTCTAAAGTGGAATATCTTACTGTTCCTGGTGTAGCATTGACTGTGATGTCCTGAACAAAAGGTATTTGTAAACCTCCTGCTATGACTCCATCTGAGTCAGGTGCCACGTTACCTAATGTGAGGATTGCTTGATCACCGCTTGTTACGTTTATTACTGCCATTATATTTCTCCTATACAGTTATAAAATTATACTCGAAAGTATATGTTATTACATCATCTGTAATTTCAGTCTCGTAATCACTGTTACTATCTGTAACGTTTGTGACTACGTTTCTTGCAATTAGCAAATTAGCAACAACGGTATTAATATCATTAAATTGATTTTTAGCATCTGTACTTAGATATGCTGTCAGAGTTGTAGTTGTCTGATTTACATTGCCCTGATCCAGAGTTCTGTATAATTGTTCTACTACAATTTCTTCCTCATCTACATACACTACGTTAAGATTCTTGTCATATAGAGGAATACCGCCCGAATCGAACGGTAACTCCTCACTTATGGATATATTGCTATGTCCAGATAAGTTAGTTGTGATCTGAGTTATTAAATCTGATCTTTTACTCATTATCTAACCACCACAATAGTATTTCTTGATCTTGAACGTCTTGTACGCACGAATGTTGTTAATTTCTCATCGGCTTGTATAGTACCGTCTCCGTCTGCATCATACCAATCTGCGACTGCTAATAATTCTTGGAATATATCTTCGAACTTAGCGTCGTAGTATGTTATTTTGCTGACTTCTGGCGATTCTTCATTACCGAATTCGGCAAACAAAGGCGCAATGTATTCTTTTATACAATAGTACACACACATATCTGTAAATTGTTGCTGTCTACCCAATGTGTTATTAGGATCTATACGATCCGGATTAACATCTGGTAAGTTGCTAATTTCATATGTATTACCTGTGTAGTTATTGTATGTGCTCCACCATGCCGATGTTTTAATTTTTAACAAAATACGATTAGTACTTTTTTGCAACATATCTTCCACGAATTCCTGGATTGTTAAGAATCCGGATTCTGCTGGTATTTTAAGATTATTACTCTCAAATATACGTTGATCTTTTTGTACTATATCAGTATATTCTGCAAAAGATATAACTGATCCACTCGCGTTTGTTATAAATGCCATATCAATTTACTCCTCAATTAAGATGCGTCTGGTAATAGATTACTTCTATATAGAGTACATCCAGCTAATACTGATGCAAATGCGTTTCTTAATGCATTATTACCAATATCACTTAGTGCTCCAATTGTAGATCCACCTACGCCTGCGATTTGTTTATTAATCGCAAGTTCTAGACCAGCATCAATAACACCAACGTAATTTCCGTCTGCGCCTACTGGGGCATTGACTGATCTTAAGTTAGCAACTGAAGTAGCAACCGCTTGTACGTTTGCTTCTGCTTCTGATCCGCCTAGGACTGCTGAAGTAATTGTTCTACCAAATCTATCGTCTAGTACTGTAAA